GCAGCAGGAACAGCAGCAGGAACAGCAGCAGGAACAGCAGCAGGAACAGCAGCAGGAACAGCAGCAGGAACAGCAGCAGGAACAGCAGCAGGAACAGCAGCAGGAACAGCAGCAGGAACAGCCTGCTATTGAGCTGGTGGTAATGGTACGTGATGCCCCAGAATTCCCCGGCGGCCCGCTGAGTGCTGATGTTCACCCTGACGAAGTCGATAACTGGCTGGCGCTGGACTGGCGTCTGGAGGAGTAACCATGCTGGTTGCCGATCCCCATTCGTCGGACTTCAACACCTACGCCAGTATTGTCGACCTGCGTACGTTCGCTACGGGGCGCGGTTATACCATTCCCGCTGATGATGCCGAGTGTGGGAAGTTGCTGATGCAGGCGATGGACTATCTGGAAGGTAAGTCATGGCGCGGCCAGCGTTCTGACCCCTCGCAGCCGCTGTCGTGGCCACGCTCCGGCGTTCGCTTCGATGGTGTTGATCTGCCGGGTGATGCAATCCCGCAGCGCCTGGTTGATGCGCAGTGCCGCCTGGCTATCGAATCGCAGGAGATTGACCTCACGCCTTCGGTCGCTGGTGGTGGCGCCGTGACGATGGAACGCGTCGAGGGCGCTGTCACTGTCCAGTACGAACCCGGCACGAATAAGTCCACGCCGTCATTCCCCTGGTTCTTTTCATCGCTGCGCGGGCTGGTGGTGGGCGGCAATCAGATCCGCATCGAAAGGGGGTGATATGTCTGACCTTAAGGTGGTTCCCTTCACCAGTAAGGCCCAGTCAGGGCACGATAGCCTGGAGGTGATCAGGCTGCTTGAAGAGGCGCTGCAGATGGCCCGAAACGGAAACTGTCATAGCCTTGCTGTCATCATGCTGAGTAATGACGGCGGTGCGATTGATTGCTGGCATAACGGCGGCAGGCCATACGTAATGGTGGGCGCTATTGAAGCACTGAAAGCGGATTTCATCCGTACCAGCATCGAGGCGCGCTGATATGGCAATCAACTACATACGCATGCGCGCGACTGCAACCCGACTGCTGACCGAGAACGGGAAGACATACCAGTTATCCCGGGGTGGCAGCACTACCCGCGACGCGACCGGGAAGGAAGTCATCACTCAGCCAGTCACAGGCAAAGTAACAGGTGTCATCACTGAATACGCGCCGCGGGAAATTGACGGATCCATGATTGCCACGGGTGATAAGCGGCTGGCGGCCACGGCAGAAACGGAAGTGCGTATCGATGACCGCATCGAGATCGACGGCAAGCACTGGCGCGTGGTTGAGCCGAACCCGGTTAAGCCCGCTGATGTGCTGATTTCCTACAACATCCAACTGAGGACGTAACCATGGCCGGGTCTGAGAATCAGCCGTTCCTAGCTGCCATTCAGCTGTTTGTCGATAGCTCAAAGCAGGAGATGGACGAGGTGGTGAGCCGGACGGGCATGAAAATCCTGGGGCGTCTCGTCGATATGTCGCCGGTTGGGCAGCCAGACATCTGGCAGGTCAACCAGACGGCATCTGCATATAACACAGCCGTCCGTGAACATAATGCTGCTCTTCGCGACTCTCCGGGCAACCTCACTAAATCAGGACACCTCAAACGGGGCCTGCGCGTTAACGACTCTATGGGCATCAAAAAGCCAGAGGGTTACGTCGGCGGGCGTTTCAAAAACAACTGGTATGTCGGTTTTGACAGTCAGCCAACCCAATCTAACGATACGCCAGACGCCTCTGGGCAAGGTTCGAACTCTCGCGGCCTGGCGGTGCTTGAGGTGTTCCGGGTCGGGCAGGTCAGCTCGATTTACTTCACCAATAACCTGCCTTATGCGCAGGCGCTGGAGAACGGCCACTCCGGCCAGGCACCCGGCGGCATGGTTGGCATTACTGCGCTGGACGCCGCGCAGCTGTTCCGTGAAGCAATGAGCGAGGTGCGCAATGGCCGGTGACCAGTCAATGCGGATCGCTGAGCTGCTGGAAAGCAGGGTCGCGATTATCGGCTCTTCGCTGGGCCTGCCGATAGCCTGGCCGAACATCATCTTTGAGCCACCAGATGATGCGCCCTATGGTCGGGTTTATGTTCTTCCCGCCCAAACGGTGGGACAGGACCTGCAGGGGCAGATGCGCACCTATCAGGGCATTCTTCAACTGAACATCATCGCACCTGCAGGCAGCGGCGTAACGCAATCCAGGGCGCTGGCAAAGTCAGTCGCAGACGCATTCCCCGAAGGGCTGTCGCTGGTGGATGGTGATCTGGCCGTGTACATCAACGGGCCGCCACAGGTGCGCTCGCCAATACAGGATCGTCCGACGTCAGCACCAAACGGCAGTAGCGGATCCATAACCTACACCACCCCCGTCAGCATGCAGTACCGCGCTGACTACTGACCCGCCGCCTGGCGGGTTTTTTATTACCTACATTCAGGAGAATGCAATGGCATTCGCAATCCCCAACGGGTCGCGTGTAAACGTGGCTAAGGCCTATCTTGCGCCGATTATCTTCACTGCGGCATCCAATGCGACGGAATGCGAACTGACCGTTGCCTCGGCTGCTGGCATCCTCGCGGGCGATGTTGTCCAGGTTAACTCTGGCTGGCTGAAGCTCGACAACATGGTGGTGCGTGTTAAGTCAGTCACCGGCACTAAAATCGTGCTGGAAGCGTTCGATACCACCAACACAGCCAAATTCCCGGCGGGCACTGGCGCTGGCACGCTGCGTAAAATTGATTCGTGGATCACCATGCCTCAGGTGATGACGCTCTCTACCGAAGGCGGCGACCAGCAGACCATCAGCGTGCAGTTCCTGGAAGATGATAAGGCCCGTACCATCCCGACGTTTAAAAACGCCGTGGTGCAGGTCTATTCCTTCGCGCATGACCCGCTGCTGGCTATCTACAAACGCCTGATTGAGCTTGATGAATCGAGCGACACCACGGCGGTCTGGTTCAACAACCCGCGCGGCAAAGCGGATCGTTATTACTCTGCCAAGGTGTCTTTCCAGAAGGTGCCTAAGACCGAAATCAACGCCGTGGAAAGCAACGAAGCGCGCATGAACTTCGAATCGGATATGCAGATTTACCCGATCGTTGATGCATCCGCTACGCCGCTGGCGTTCCTGACCAACCTGCCAGGGACCAAATCTGCTGCCGTCGGCTCTGCGCTGGATCTGGCCGTAGTGATGCAGGGCGGTTCTGCACCTTACACCTACGTGTGGAAGAAGGGCGGCACGGCTATTCCTGGCAAAACCGCTTCGACGTTCAACATCCCGTCGGTTGCGGCCGGTGATGCGGGGTCATACACCTGCGAAGTCACCGACGCTGCAGGCAAAACCCTTTCCTCTGCTGCGTGCACCGTTACCATCAACTAATCACCTGAGCCCGGTTCGCCGGGCCATTCTGAGATGAATCAATGACCCAGTTCTCCCTGATCCCAAATCCAACCTTCTCCGCTACCGCCAGTATCCCCCAGGCTGGTAAAGAAGACGGCAAACTGAGCTTCACCTTCCGCCACAAGACGCTTGAAGAGCTGCGCGCTATGGACGAGCAACTGCAAAAAAAGGCCGATGGTAAAAAAGCCCCTATCGCGCCGCAGGCCGACTATCTGATGGAAATCGTCGAAGGCTGGGCGCTGCCGGATGAATTCACCCGCGATAACGTGATCGTCCTGCTTAAGAACTACCCGCGCGCGTTCGACAGTATCGGCCTGGCCTACACCAAAGAGTTGATGGGTATCCGCGAAAAAAACTAAGACAGGTCGCCGCAGCGATGTACACGCCGGGGCCGACTCTCGCGGAATTAGCCGCTTTTGGTTTAACGCCTGAGGACGTGGAGGAAGAGGTGGGGATCCTGCCATCCGTACGGGAGGTCTTTACTGTCTTCTCCACGCTGGCGACCCAATGGCGCGTCGGCGCGGGCGGGGCGACCGGTCTTGATTACAACGTTCTCCCCTGGGTGTTTGAATTGCACGGGGTTGAGGATGCGGCGGCCTGTATGGCTGATATTCGAATCATGGAAAGCGAGGCTCTCAAAGTGATGCATAAGGAGACGGCCTGATGAGTGACCAAATCGCCTCGATTACTTTGCGGGCTGACGTATCCAATCTGAGAACAGCCAGCAATGAACTGGATAAACTCGGCCAGGCTGCGGCCGGTGCGGTCGGCAAAGCGGATGACCTGAACAGCGTATTTCGCGCGGGTGCTGAGTCTGCGAAGCAGGGCAGTGAGGGCATCAAAGAGCAGCAGGCAGCGCTGAAAGGGCTGCTGGAGAATATCGATCCGGTAAACAAGGCGCTGAACCGGCTTGATGACCAGCAGTCCGCGCTGCGGAACTTCCAGACTAAAGGCTTTCTGGATACGGAGGATTTTCAGCACTACAACAAAATCCTCGATGATACCCGGTTAAAGTTAACGGATACCGGCGAGGCGGCGGCTCGCGCCCAGACTGAACTGGCGGCCACGCAGGCCGCCGAGAAGCAATCAGCCTCACTGAAAAACCTGCTGGGCTCAATCGATCCGACGATCCGCGCATTCAATTCGCTGGATGAGCAGCACGCGCAGTTGGTGGCGCATTTCGAGTCTGGACGTATCAATAGCGCCCAGTTTGACCACTTCAACACCATCCTCAGTCAGACGCGGGAGCGGCTGTCATCTGTCGCCAGTGCTCTACCTGATGCCCTGTCGAGACAGGAAATCGCCGCTCAGCGTGCGGGTATTTCAGTGGGGCAGTACAGCGCCGCGTTGCGCATGCTTCCAGCTCAGTTCACCGACATCGCCACGCAGCTGGCGGGTGGGCAATCGCCCTTCCTGATCATGCTCCAGCAGGGCGGGCAGATTAAAGACTCCTTCGGCGGGTTTGGGGCCATGTTTCAGGCCCTGAAAGATGCACTGTTTGGTTTCAACGAAGATAGCAAAGAAACCTCAGAGACTGTGGACAATATCAATGATGCGGCGGAGGGGCTCAATAACACCTCTGAAGCAGCTGAGAAACTCGGCAGGGCTGGTGGGCTGCTTAACGGCTTTAACCTTGCCATTGCAGGAACGGCTGCGGTACTCGCTGTTCTAGCTGGGGCCGCATACAGTTCATCCCAGCAGTTTGACACTGTCGCCCGATCGCTCATTTCGATGGGCGGTGCGGGCTTTTCTTCTATGGTGCAGCTTAATGATGCGGCGAGTGAGGTTGCCGGCAAAGCAGGTTCTTCGCTGGGGGACGCCGTTGATGTGTTGGTTAAACTCAACGATACGGGCAAATATACCGACGTTCAAATGAAGAAAGTGGCCAGCGCAATACTGGCTATGGGAGATGCTGGGCTTGATACCAAAGCAGCACTTGCTGACTTCTCACGGCTCGCGAGCGACCCCGTTAAAGCGCTGGCCAGCCTGAACCAGCATTACGGCCTCGCTGATGAAGCCATGATGAAGCACATCATTACCTTGGAGAAAACGAAGGGTAAAACAGCAGCGGCAAATGAAGCTATTACACTGTTTGCCGACACCATGGAGGATCGTAGTAATAAAATTGTAGAGTCCACCGATAATATCGGGCAGGCGTGGCAAAGATTAACGAATTTTGCTTCTGACACCTTTGGTGATATCGGGATTACTGTCCGCGCTTGGGGAAACCAGATACTGGATATTTTTGATCTGGTTAAGGCGTCGATAAAGGATCTCTTTCTCAATATCACCTCACTGGATGCCAAATTTACCGGGACCTTAGCAGGCTGGGCTGAAAAAATACCTGGTGGCGGTGCAATAACTGAGTTCCTCGGCATGGATGTCGAGGCCATGAAAAAGGCTGGGATTGAAGCTGACAAAGAGATCGCGGCGAACAAAAAACGCTACGATGAGCTCTCGAAGCTGGTCACTGCGCCTAACGCACAGGCAAGCTATGAAGCTGAGGCGCGAGGGTCCACCGTCAAAGGCGAGGGCGGAACAAGTCGTGAATCTCGTGATGCGGTTTCCAAGCTTGCACAAGACTCAGCCAAAAAGACCAAAGAGGCAAAAGCCACGCTGGATGCTGGCGATCGCACGCTGGAGAACTACCGCGCGCAGGCCAGAACGTTAACGGAAACCCTCGAAACTCTTCGAGCGACCGGCGATACTCACGCCAAAAACACCGAGTTCAGCAAACAGCAATCGCACTTCGCTGAACTGGACGAAGCAGCCAAAACCCGCGCGCTGACCGCGCAGGATAAGTCCCTCCTGTCGAGCCGCGAGGCCATTTTGAATGCCGCCAGGGTGGTGGATCAGAAGAACAAGGAAGTTGAGGCCCAGCAGAAGATTAACGGCCTAGCGCAGCAGGCGAATAAGTACGTCACGCACATGTCTGAAAAAACGGACGCTCTACGTGATAGCGCCGGGCTCAGCGGTCGCCAAACCCAGCGCATGATGGAAGAAGCGCAGCTCCGCCAAGGGTGGCTGAACGGCGGCAGTAAGCTCGAAGATGCTGGATATGAGAAGGAGCTAGCCTCTCTTCGAAAATATTACGCCGAAGAGGATAAGCTGCGCGGGGATTGGAAGTCAGGGGCCATTGCTGGCTGGAATGAATACCTCGAGGCTGCAACTGATACGTATAGCGCAGTGAAGAATGTGGCGGGCTCTGCTCTTACTGGTCTATCCGATATGCTGACCGATCTCATGATCACCGGCAAGGCGTCGATCAAGTCGTTCGGCATGTCGATGCTTAAGATGGTATCCGAGGTCGTAAACCGGTTGATGGTTGCTTACGCCGTACAGGCTGCAATGGGATGGATCAGCGGTGGAGCTAGCGGCGGCTCAACCCCGGGGGGAGCGTACGCCAATGCAGCTAACTCCGGAACAAGCCTGTTTGCTAACGGTGCAGTGTTTGAGTCTCCTGGCCTGCATCAGTATGCAAACGGTGTTTACGACTCCCCTCAGCACTTTACCTTACAGGGGGCATCTAAGTTCGCTAAAGGAGGAGTGTTCGGTGAGGCCGGGCCTGAGGCGATCATGCCACTGACTCGCGATTCTGCCGGGCGGCTAGGTGTCAGGGCGCAAGGTGGGGGCGGAGTGCAGCCACAGGTCAACATAGACGTATATGTGGATAACAAGGGGAATGCTTCATCAACTACGTCTGGCGATGGTAGTGCCGCAGCGCGGGCGTTAGGAAAGGAAATTGAGTCCAAAGTGATCGAAATCCTGGTGAGAGCTGCCAGAAGCGATGGGCTGCTTGGTAGGCAGTTCCAGGCAAAGTAATGGCCTGACTTTGATCCTGAGATAGTAATATCACCCGCGCCTGGTTACACCTATGCCTCCCCTGGTTATTATGTTCAAAACCACGATAATCAAGGGGATGATAGTGAAAAAGGTCTTTATAACTGCAGTGCTGGCCTTGGTGCTTTCTGCATGTGCGGGGAGCAATTCAAACAGCGGAGCTGAAAAGCAAACCAAGTATGATGAGCTTTCAAAATGCGATGTTGCTATTGAGGTGCCCTCCCATTCGCCGACAAATAAAAGGGACTTTGCGGAATTTCTCTCCACGCAGGCTCGCAATGCTTCAGCTGATCAGTTCGTTACGCAAAAACGGTTAGATATCCTTCAACTTGTTGGTTGGAATTCTTCCGTAGCTGATTCTATTGCGTCGTGTGGGGCAGCCAGAAAGGATAAGCGGAAGGAAATGGCCTCAGGAGCATTCGAGCGGCTGAAAGCGAGCACCCCAAATGCAGAAGAGCGTCGTGCACTTATCAATGCCTACAGCTCATGGGAAGCATATGTGACAAGCCAGACACCTGTTGCTAAACAGGACTTCGATTCAAAGGTTGGTTATTATAAAAACATGTGATTACATCACAGCCAAACTACTAAGCTCGTCAGAAAGCATTTCATCAGTGCCGACTCGAATAGTCTTGTGTAGCTGTTAGTCCCTATAATTTAAAAGGAGTAGCAATGAAGATTATTGACGGTGTTCATCGAGGCAGTCTGGTTTTAGATAGCAGCACCACGATTTCAGGTATTCTTGAGGGGAACCTAACAATAACTGACGGTAACACCGCAATTATCACAGGAACCATAAGCGGGGACATCGTTGTAATGCCAGGAGGAAGAGCAGTTGTCAACGGGGTCGTGCGTGCTGCTGCAATCAATGAAGGTGGTTATCTTGAGATCGCAGGAATTATTCAGCATGGCGTTCAAACCAATGCTGGAGAAACTGTAATCCTTCCAGGTGCCGTAACTTAGCTGTTACCACTCACCCATATCCAGCCTCGCTAGCGCGGGGCTTTTTGGCATATAGCCGATTGAGATCAATGAATCAGCATTTGCCGTTGCGCCTGTGCTATCTCCTGATAGGATTAATCTTATCTTTAACTGATGGGGATAGGGATGTGAAGAAAATTCTTGTTGTTCTACTGGTATCACTTTTCTCGCTAACAGCAACGGCTGCAAACAAGCCATGCTCAGGTAAGAAAGGTGGAATATCGCATTGCTCAGGTGAAAAGTTTGTTTGTAATGATGGAACTATCAGCAAGTCTAAGAAGGTTTGCGAGAAGTAGCTGTTTATAAATGGCTCTCAATATCAAATTCAAACCCTGCTCCGGCTGGTTTTTTTATTATCGCAGTAGTTGCCGACTTAAGGTGGTGCGGTCAAATTTTGAGCGCCTCTTTCAGAGGGGGCGAAATACTACATGGATTTATTGAGATGTGCATTGCCAGTTGGATATGTTTTTTGTGCAAAAAGTGCTATCGAGCAAGGTTTTGACCGTTTGAAGTGAGCCATAGGCTCAGCCTATCTGCAGTGATTGTGATAATAGTTTACTATTACCCGAGGGGTAATTTCTGCGAACGTGCTGCTAACTTGCAAAGTGGTCATCGCGATTGTCGTCGAACGTGGGGTGATCTTGAGTAAAGTCCGATTGCTCATTTTTCCCTTTTAGGATTATATTGATGTCACGATAACTGTAGTTATCGCCATCAAGGCCACTGATGACACAGTTCATTAGTGGCTTTTTGCACCATCACCGTATAGTTACGGCGAAGAAGTAAAGGAGGCAACATGAGAACATTAGCAAGGCGATCAATCCAGACGATTCAAAATCGTACTCAGGTCGTTAGTTCTTTTGTCGACTCGGATACTAGTAATGAGTTCGTTGTCCGGAGACTAAGTGAAAGGACGTCACCAAACCGTCAGCTTTTCATTGTAACTTTAAGCAATGAAGATAACGAAGGCGAGGTTATACCTTTTGCAGAGATTGCAACATCCTCGGCTTCAAAATTGCGTTATATTGTTAAGCCTTCAGATCAGTATCCAAATTTGGCTAAACACTGGCTGATGGATAAGATTGAAAGTGCTATCTCTAAGTACATGAAGGACAATTGGAGTAATTGTCTTCATAAAGGTATTTAAATGCCACCTGATTTGATAGCTGCGTATACCAAAGACTTAAAAATCGAACTTTTTGGTAACAAAGAACTTTTAGAAACGTTCCATTTTTTTACAAAAGAAGGTGGGTTGTTTCGTGCTGATGAATATTTAGTTACTGGTGGTGATTTCCAATATTACCTTGATGTTTATTCTGTAGGATGTAGCACAGAAGAATTTTACATCGAACATGGTAGTGACCTTCTCGACTCAGGCGTAAATCAGCAAGATTTAGTTAATACCTTGCTTGATCTGGATATGGAAGATGAGCTCAGAACTAAGCGCATTGGACGAATAGCATATAAAGATTTTAATTTCATCGAGCAGGATGGCATTGTCGTAACTGCCAAGCAAATAAAAAGTGCAGTGATTGATAATGACTTCCGTGGCGCAGGCCTAGCAAGTAACATTTATAAAATGTTAACTGAGAAACACGATCACATTGTTTGTGACAATGTGCAAAGTATCTCAGGGGGGTCTTTATGGGCAAGCAGTATCCTGACTATTGCCGAAGTTAGAATTTATGATATTAACAAACAAAAATTTGTCGATATTTTAGGCCGTAGAGGATTAGGCTTAAAAGGAGCCGTTCCCTGGAGTTGCCATGCTTTAACCGCTGAGCAAATAATGGAATGGGGTCGTAGTTACAGTCACGACACCTGTCATCACATTGTTAATGTCATTTCTAAAGATACTTTATATTAAAACATAATGCTAACGCATTGATTTTCGCAATAAAAACCCCAGCTTCGGCTGGGTTTTTTTATGGAGCAAATATGGCCGTTGAAACATACAACTGGCGCTCGCAACTCGGCGCGGGCGCTATTGAATACAGCCAGACGGTGCGCGCGGCACAGTTCGGTGATGGCTATGAGCAGGTTGCCGATAATGGTATTAACTCCACTGCTATTCAGATCCCAATGAAACACACAGGTACAGAGGCGGAAGTTAATGCCGTCCGCACATTCCTCCTTGCTCATACCGTGAAGGCCTTCATCATTACCCCGCCAGGCGAAGAGCGGGGACTTTACCGTGTTGTAGCGGATTCAGTACGCAAGAACCAGATTAGTAGCAAGTTTTCTGAGCTGACATTCACCATCAAACGAGCTTACGGGGTTTACGCATAATGGCATTTGTCGATCAGGCGGCGATGCTGGCACCGGGCGGTAGAGTCCGCCTGGTCGAAGTAGACGCTACAGAGTTCAGCGGTGGCATTCACCGTTTTCACTACTCACCATTCCCCCACACGCCGGCGGAAATTGATGCCGCGAATGCCGATGAGAATAAGCTCGGGCCGAAGCCGATTATCTGGAGTGGAAAGACTTTCGATTTTTGGCCGTTTCAGCTGACGGGTCTAGCGCTTTCAACTGATCAAGCGGCAGAGCCAACACTCAGCGTATCGAATTTGGATGGCCATATCACTGCACTGTGCCTTCAGTTCAAAGATATGGTCAATGCGAAGGTAAGCATCATTGATACATACGCTCTTTATCTCGACTCGGAGAATTTCCCCGGAGGTGATAATCCCACAGCAGACCCCTCCATGTTTACGCTTCAGACCTTCTGGCTGGACACTAAAACCTCTGAGGATGATGAGGTGGTCTCATGGTCTCTTAGCAGCCCCGCAGACCTGCAAAGCTTGGTGATTCCCACCAGACAAATTACCTCGTTGTGTGAGTGGGCGCTGCGTGGCCAGTATCGAAGCGGTGACGGCTGTTCATATAATGGTAAGGCGTATTTCGATGCAAAGGGCAACGCAGTATCGGATCCAGCTCTCGATGTGTGCGGAGGCTGTCTGTCTGATTGTCGAAAGCGTTATGGAGCAGGGATGGCGAATCCCAACGCGGCAGTTCTCGACTTTGGCGGCTTCCCGGCAACAGTACTCTTCACCCGATAACCGGACATCATAATGAATAAAACAATAATGGAAGCTATCCGGGCGCATGCGCTGGAGGACTCCCCGCGTGAATGCTGCGGCTTCGTCGTTCAAACAGGGCGGCGCCAGAGTTACATCCCGCTACCAAACAGTCACGAAATACCCACTGAGCATTTCCGCATTGATGGCGAGCACTGGGCGAACGCCGAGGATGCCGGCACGATAGTCCGCGTTATTCACTCGCATCCAGGCGACGGTGCCCGAGCTATACCCTCAGACCTCGATCGGCAGCAATGCAATCAGTCCGGTGTTATATGGGGTATATACGCACCAGACTCCGACGAATATGCCGAAATCACGCCTGATGCAATTCCGATGATTGGCCGACCATTCATCCTTGGCTCTCACGACTGTTGGGGGCTGGTCATGGACTGGCACGCAACGCAGGGTGTGACGCTGACCGATTTCCGCGTCGATTATCCATGGTGGGAAAGCCAGTATTCGGACGACCTCTATTTCGAAAACTGGGAGAAAGAGGGGTTCGTTGAATGCGATTTGATGCCGGGCTGCATGGTGATCATGCAGGTGGAATCCGCTAAGTGGAACCATGCGGGGATTATCACTGAGCAGGGCGAACTGCTTCACCACCTTTACGGGCAGCTTTCCTGTATTAATCCGTATTCCCGCGGCTATTTCAAAGACAGGACGATGATCTGCGTTCGCCATAAAGACCTGGATCGGGAGTTAAAACCATGGCGCGTTTAACAACGATTCGCCTGTACGGCGCGTTAGGGGCTCGATTTGGTCGGGTACACAAGCTCGCGGTACAAACTTCAGCTGAAGCAGTGAAGGCGTTGTGCATCAACTTCGACGGCTTTGAAGATTACCTCATGAACGCCAAAAAAAACGGCATGACCTTCGCAGTGTTTCGGGGAAAGCGCAACATATGCGTGCAGGATTTCAAAGAACTTGCAGGTGATAGCGATATTCGTATTGCGCCTGTAATGGAAGGAGCGAAAAAGGCGGGGGTTTTTCAGACCATACTCGGGGCTGTGATGGTGGTCGTAGGGGTCGTTCTCTCTGTTTATTCCGCAGGAACATTGTCAGCATTTGGTGCGAGCCTTGCAGCGGGTGGCGTCGGTATGATGGCAGGTGGCATTTACCAGATGCTTTCTCCCCAGCCCAAAGGCCTTCAGGGGCGAGACGATCCTGATAATAAGCCAAGCTATGCCTTCGGAGGCTCTGTAAATACCCTGGCGATGGGCAATCCGGTAGCGCTTCTTTATGGCGAGCGAGAGATTGGCGGTGCCATTATTAGTGCGGGGATCGTTGCAGAAGATATTTAACTTTCAGCGACCTAACCCAAAGTTAATTTGTGCAGTGATATGCTACCTTCAAAAGCATTTCACTATAGGGAAACAAAAAATGCCAGCTGTAAAAATAGTTGCTGAATGGTCTAAAGAGGAAAATAGCCTTCGCATGGACTCTACTTTAGAGTTTGTCGCAGCAATTGATTTCAAAGGACATATCAAACCTGAGCAGAAGGTATATGGCATAATCACGGGATATGATTATGGTTCCCTCCCTCCCGGGGATTATCCATTCACATGCAAAGAAAGCGAACAAGAATTACTGAAAATGGACTGGGGCAGGGACTATAAAAAATTTAACTCAACGATTAACGTTCTAGGAAGACGACTTAACCCCGGAGACATCATCACTCACGTTGAAAAGCCAGGGGAAGAAAATACTTACGATTACAAGATAATGTTAGTCACATACTTTTGATGATTAGACATCGCAAACTCAACCCGCTTCGGCGGGTTTTTTTATGGACGCAATATGGAAACGATTATCGGCGCGAAAGGCGGCAGTCAGAAGCAGCACACCCCAGTTGAACAGCCTGATTCAGCCCAATCCATGGCGCGCTGCCGTATGCTGCTGGCACTCGGGGAAGGTGAGTTTGCTGGTGGGCTGGACGCTACACGCATTTTCCTGGATGGCACGCCATTGGGTAATTCAAGTGGCGCTATGAATTTCGAGAACGTCTCTTGGGACTTCCGGCCAGGCACCCAGACTCAAAAACCAATTCCTGGATTTCCTGCTGTCGAGAACGAAACCAGTATTGGTGTTTCTTTGACAAAAGTTACCCCTTGGACAAGGGCTCTCAGTAATACTCAGATCGATGCTGTGTTGGTGCGTATTGGTATTCCTGGACTCCAGCAGCAGGAGAATGACGGTGACATTGTCGGTACCACTGTAAAGTATCACATCGATCTGTCAGTGGATGGTGGCTCGTTCAGAACTGTCATGACTAAGACAGTAGCCGAAAAACTCAGCTCGCTTTACGAAATCACCCATCGCATTAACCTGCCTGATGCCAATACTGGCTGGCAAATCAGGGTGGTTAGAGATACCGCCGACAGCACTAGCCAGATGCTGCAGAACAAAACGCAGGTACAGGCTATAACTGAGGTTATCGATGCCCGCCTGCGCTATCCACACACAGCACTGCTGTATGTGTCCTTCAACGCCAAATCCTTTAACAACATTCCGAAGGTGTCCTGCAAGCCGAAGGGGAGGGTAATCCGCATCCCCTCGAACTATGATCCTGTTAATCGCGTCTACATGGGAACCTGGAATGGAACGTTCAAGTGGGGTTGGACGAACAACCCTGCGTGGATTTGGTTCGACGTCCTGACTGAACCACGTTTTGGTCTTGGTCGCCGAGTGACCGCAGATATGCTGGATAAATGGGAGCTTTACCGTATTGCCCAGCGCTGCGACCAGAAAGTGCCGGATGGCAGAGGGGGCAGCGGTACGGAACCGCGTTTCATGTTCGACGTGTATATCCAGTCGCAGGCTGATGCATGGCAGGTGATCAAGGACATTGCCGCGGGTTTCAACGGCATGACCTTCTGGGGCAACAACATGTTCAATATCGTCTCGGACATGCCGGCAGATACATCCAAACTGCAAATCCTTACCCGGGCGTCGGTGGTGGGTAAGCCGGTTTACTCGAGCGGCAGCGAGAAAACTCGTTTCTCAAGCGCGCTCATCAACTTCAGCGACCCGGAAAACCATTATCAGGATCGCACCACCGCGGTGATGTTTCCTGACCTGGTGAAGCAGTTCAAATTCAAGCAGACACAGCTCACGGCAATCGGCTGTACACGCGAGAGCGAGGCGCAGCGCCGCGGCGGGTGGGCGGTTTATTCTAACTCACTGGATCGCATCATTACGCTGCAGACAGGGCTGGATGGCTTCGCCTTTGTGCCAGGTACCGTCTTCGCTTTTGCGGATGAACGGCTATCCGGGAGGGTATATGGCGGTCGAGTTACCGACTATAACGCTGGTCTTAAGGCGGTAACAACCGATCGAGGAACAAGCGCCGTCGCGGGTGACACACTGATGATTCGCACCCAGGATGGCGTAGTAGAAAGCCGGATTATCCAGGCGGTCAACGGCACCCAGTTGATTATGTCCACACCATTCACAGCAGCGCCAGCACCAAACGCCGTATTTGTAATTGATGCGGGCCAACTGCGTTTGCAATATTTTCGGGCAACGAATCTTACGTTTAACGATGAGGAGAATACTTTCACCATCACAGGCGCCGAGTACAACGCGTCAAAATACGATGCCGTTGATAACAATACTCGTCTGGACACACCGCCGATTAGTCTGATCCCGACAGGTATCGTTTCTCAACCTCGTAACATCACGATCTCAAGTTATGATTCAGTACGTCAGGGGCAGCGCATTGCAACGATGATCTCTAAATGGGATCCGCCAGTTGATAAAGACGGTAAGGTGCAATCGGATGTTGTCGCATATCAGATGCAATGGAAGCGTGGGAATAACGAATGGATAAACATGACGCAAACGGGACTCAGAAATCTCGAGGTGTCAGGTATTTTTGAGGGTGATTATCTTGTTCGTGTTCGGGCCATCAACTCAGGCGGTGCATCCAGTCTTTGGGCGACATCTGCGCTTACGCATCTGAAGGGGCGCATTGGGGAAGTTCCTAAGCCCGTCGGACTAAGGACTACGGCCATAAACTGGGGTATACAGGTTGACTGGTCTTTTCCACAGGACACGGATGATACTTTACAGACGGAGCTCCATTATTCAGTAAATGGTAGCGGCGATAATCCGTTACTGCTCTCAGGTGTTCCTTACCCTCAGCATACCTATACACAAATGGGTCTGAAGGCAGGTGTTGAATTTTGGTACCGTGCAAGACTGGTTGACCGCGTTGGCAATACGAGCGATTGGACTGACTGGATACGCGGGATGTCCAACGATAACGCCGATGACTACCTGGGCGATATTGCCGATGATTTCCTTACTTCCGCAGATGGCGAACGACTGACATCTGATATCGATACCAATCTTGAAGGCATACTTCAAAATGCCCTGGCGAATCATGGGACTGTTGAGCATCAGTGGGCACAATTTGGCGAGGTCCGCGCTGACATTCTTATTGTCAAAACCACTGTTGCAGAAGTTGATAAAGCAATGGCTGAGCTTTCTACACAAGTGCAGGCACAGATTGATGATGTGACAGCTTCGCTTGAAGATAAATTAACCGCTGTGGTTGATGCGAATGGAGCCACCGCAATTTACACCCTTAAAACGGGTGTGAGGATTAACGGTGTGATGTACAACGCCGGTATGTCGATTGCGGTGCTGGCCCAGTCGGGCCAGCCAGTAGTGACGCGCGTCGGGTTTAATGCCAATCAGTTTGTTTTAATGAGTGGAAGCGGAGATACACAGTATTCTCCGTTCGCAGTAATAAACGGCCAGGTGTTTATCAGTGATGCGTTTATCCAGGACGGCACCATTACCAATGCCAAAATTGGGTCGTTCATACAGTCCAATAACTATGTTCCTAATCAGTCAGGGTGGCGGCTGGATAAGGCGGGCACGTGGGTTAACTACGGCAGCGACTCAGAGGGGGCGAGGAAGACAACAAACGTCACAGACAGCATCAGGGATGGTAATGGTGTTCTTCGCGTACAAATCGGTAAGCTGACCGGGGTATTTTAATGGTATGGGGTATTCAGACATGGGACGCTAACGGGCGTCCCAATAACTACGGCGTTAAGCCTGTATCCGTGGTCGGGCGCATCCAGCTTACTGCCGGGCAAACATCCGGCAGTTGGTCTTTTACCGTCCCCTCCGGAATGAAGGTCGGATTTGTTCTTTCACTGGATGAAGGAGGAAGCGGGGTGGGTCGGCGAATTGTCGCTTCAGGCAACACAATAAGCGTAACCGCTGCCTCCGCTGTAGGTCTGGGTAATTATCCGGCATCCAGGTGCGAAGTAGTCGTATTCATGGAGAAAATATAATGGCCGAATTTGGCGCTATGATATTAATGGATAATGGGAATCCCTTTGTTACGCCACAGTCAACACCTTTCTGTCTTTATGGTAAATATACCTTCAATTCTTCCGCTAATGGAAGCTCTCAGCAGGTTGCACAAAATATTGCATTGAACGCCGGTTATCCCGTTATGGTGTTTATTAAAACCACCAATACAGCACAGCCCACACCAGTAATGTCTTACAGGAACGGCAGTAATATATATGTTGGTGGGGTTAATCCTTATAACCAGAGCTTTACTCTGACGGTATACGTGTTTGCCATATTTCCACAGATATTACCGAAATGGGGATTTGCTATATGGGACGCAAATGAAAAACTTGTGCTGACCAATGAGTCTCGCGTGCTGTCAGACCTGCAGACAGTTGGGACACCCGGTGCAAACGGCGGGATTAATATTGACCAGATGCTGAGCGGGTCGTGGGCTGTCGCACCTGCTCAACTGGGACAGACCATAATCGTGAATAATGCTACCCAGCCTCCAACGGTTTATACAATCAATGCGTATTCGTCGTGCAGGTTCGATGGGACAAATACGAGGATAAACGCCGGTGGTACGTCGACGGGAACAGGCTCTCCGGGAGGCGGGACGAACACTGGTATTTCATTAACCGCGATTAATACAGCGGCCTATGATTAATTGATCGTTTTTAGCGATCAAAATGATGATATTGATCTGTTATATCTATTTTATATATTCCTTGAAATGATGTATTTATTTAATAAATAAAATCAGTGGAAAGGAAAATGAAAAAAATCATTATTTCAATAATAGCTTCACTTGCTATCACTGCTTGCTCTGGGCCGATTATTGAAAAACAGGAGCCAGTTTGCCAGGCCACAGCATTACTGGGTGGTCAGCTGCAATCAGTTCAGATTTATGGGGTTCGGCAGGTGGCAAAACAAACTGAATATAAAGCTGGTTACCCATTTAGCTGGCGATGGGTGAATAAAAATAATTTCACCCGTTCTAATTGCCTTAAATAGTCATCATCAGAAAACCCGCCGCGGCGGGTTTTTTATTGTCTGATTTCCGGAGAAAACAATGTCAGCAGGAACTTTAACCCTGACCAATAATTCCGACTCTGTATCTGGTAGCGGCACGACTTTTTCTACAGACATCGCCGCCGGTGATTTTGTTGTTGTCACAGTTGGAGGCATACCGTATACGCTTCCGGTTAAGGCTGTTAACAGTAATACCTCGCTGACGCTGGTCAGTAAATTTACTGGACCTACACAATCTGGCTCTGCATGGTCCGCTGTTCCACGCCTCTCTCTTAATATGGTTACTGCTGCTCAGGTTGTGCAGAGTGCGGAGGCTCTGCGGGGCTTAAATTATGACAAGCAAAACTGGCAGCAGGTTTTCAGTGGTGCAGGGACTATCACCGTCACACTCCCGGACGGTTCAAAGTTTACAGGGCCTGCATGGAACAGCATTGCTTCTTCATTAGATGAAAAAGCTGCGAAGGGAGCAAACTCAGACATCACCTCACTCTCCGGGCTCTCTACAGCACTGAGCCTTGCCCAGGGGGGGACTGGAGGCAAGAATGCGGCAGATGCCAGAGCGGGCCTGGGATTGGGAAGTGCTGCCGTTTTAGCGGCGAATACAGCGGTTTTGGGGGCTACCGGGTGGTTTAAAGATTCGGCAACTGGCTGGACTGTTCAAAAAGGCTCTATTAACGTTCCCGCGGGTTCAACAAGGAACGTCACGCTGCCGGTTAGTTTCGTGGAGCTGTATACGTGCATACCCGTTTGCGCCATAAGTTCAAGCGGAACGGGGTTTACAACCACCGGGGAAGCCATGGTCATCATGGCATCAACCAGTGTGATTACCGTATCAAACACACACAGCACGCCTCTAAACATCAATTACATTATTATTGGATGGTGAAAATGAGCGAAATGTATTTCAGCCCCTCACGAATGGGGTTCTTCCCGAGGGATCTAAAGACTAGTTATGAAAACTCTGCCGGAGGTTGGCCAGAGGATGCAGTCCAAATTGAGCCGGAACATTACCATGCCCTGCTCTCAGGGCAGAGCCATGGTTTACAAATTGCTGTTGGTGAAGACGGGGCTCCAGTTCTTAAAGAGCTGGATGGACCAACGCCAGAGCAATTAAAGTCGTCAGCGGAATCCAAAAAAAGTGCGCTTCTGGTGGAGGCTGCCGGGAAGATAGCCCCCCTGCAGTACGCGAGCGATGAAGGTATCATCACAGCGGAAGAAGTCGTGTCGCTAAAAAAATGGAAAAATTACTGTGTCCTGATCAATCGCGTAAATACCGCCAGTCCTGACTGGCCTGAACCGCCAGAAGTGTAAATTCCCTTGATCAGCCCCCACTAAAAAAATACTGTTTATATATACAGTTTGATTGGGGTCTGACTATGCCACGTAGATATGAAATCAATGCCGCATTTAACGCGGCCATTCAACGAAACCCGAAAGGATATCTGTGCCTTCGCACAGATGACTTTGTCCGTGAACTTGGCATCATGAACTGGCATTTTAGCCGGAAGGATGCCAATGAATGGATAGAGCGATACCAGAATAACTTCGCAGATAAGACATCAGACCAGAGTGATAACCGCTACTGGATTTTGCGCAATATGGGGAGGATATTCTGATGGGATTCCCTTCACCGGCAAAAGATTACGAAGAGGATCGGCTTACGATAGAAGGTCTCTGTCGAGTCGATATGAACTGCAGGGTTATCGAAACGAGTTGCGGGTGGGCAATTATCAACGTGGCGCTGCCGGTTGTTCCAGGCGTGATAGTTCTGGCGATGTTTGACGGTCGCAATCACTTCGTAAAGATAGCGGGTAAGTCATTAATCACTGAGGATGGCGAAGCGGTTGAAGGTGAAGCGCTGGAGGATGTCGTGGTGCACGGAGTGGTTACTTATACCATCAACCGAACGTGGGATGATGGTGTGGCGGTCTAAATGCACCCTCTAACTTTACTCGTCGCTCACTCGAACAATGTGGCAACAGTTTGATCTTAAATGGATGCAATGATAAGCGTTGTGACGTTTATTTTAGTCGCATTTGATATGTAACTGTATGGTTTAAAAGAGAAATCACAGGATGATTCGTAAACAGGAATCGTATTCGGTCTCTTTTTATCTGCTTAATAGCGAACTCATTTCCCGTTTTGAGTCTGTGCAGAAGAAGAACATCCTGTGCTTCTCTTTTAACCATACCACAACCCGGCGGGCGAAAGTCCAGCGCTTTTTGGCGGTTTTGTTAAATTGTTGTATGACGACGGAAACGTCGCCATCAGGTTAAAACCGCGCGTTCACTGACTCGGCGATTTCATCCAGCAGCTCAAAACGACGACGGTATTCCGCACGTTTTTTACTGGCGATGCTTTCAAGCGATTTGCGCTCCATCTGTAGCGGCAACTGCCAGCGGAACGAGGAGGTTTTTTGGCCGTCGATGGACGCCCAGAATTCGTCATAGCTGGCGTGGAAGTGGCGGCCTTTGCTCAGGCGATAGCGCAGGGCACGAAATACGTGGCCTTCATCGCTAACGCCGTAAATGGCTTTAATGTCACTTTGTGCTGCGAGATTAAAAACGACTTCCATCAGCACACGTTTTGGAAACAGGCCGTGGCAGGCGCGAGTGGCTTTTTTAATTGCATCACGCGACACGCTTCGGCGGGGTCCCTGTAATCCACCTATCACCAGAGCCGAATGGTCACCTTCAGGGGTAACGCTGAAGGTCAGGCTCGCCAGCAGGATGTCTTCATTGTCGCGCAGCCAAAGTGTGCTTTCACCTTCGCGCTCCGCTTTGCTGGCTGACGAGGCATACACGATGTAACCGGCGTCATCTTTTGCCTGAAATTGCACGACAGGCTGCGCGTTTTGATGAGTGAGAGCGTTTTTCAGGCCAACATCGGGTAAAGCATCCAGCCATTCATAATGGTGAATGATCGCTTCGGCGCGTTGGTTTGCACTCATTCCGCGCGTCAGATATTGCCGATGCGTTTTGCTCGGTAAAGTAATCTGAGCGGCCAGCAGCGTGTCAAAATCAGCCCGACGTGCCAGCGCCGTCAACATCCGGTTTGTCGAAGACCAGAATAACAATGAGCGCAGGAAGAACTTAAGACGATAGTCGCGCTTCCGCCAGATGGCTCCCGGTACAAGCTGACCTCTGGCCAGAGCGGAAATGATATTGGCGGGTTGTACTTCTGGTACATCGCTTTGCAGACTGGTATTTGACACAGAAGAGACCTCTAGAGAATTCTGCGTCTATTCTAAAGTCCAAGATTAGATGATTTAAGAGTTGCTACATATTTATTTGGGTTTCGTTTAATGATGATTGAGGTTGGCGTCAAAATCGGGCGTCATTTTCAGTTTGCCAGGCCGTCAATACTCTTTTAAGGGGGCGCTATGTATCAATCATTCGATGGCGGAAAATGGCGACATATTTGGGTCGTTGGCGATATTCATGGGTGCTATCAGATACTTATGGGTGCGATCAAACAGCGCGATTTTAATCCTTATGAGGATTTACTTATTTCCGTCGGCGATGTTATCGATCGTGGGCCGGATAGCCTTAAATGTCTGCAACTGACAGAGGAAAAATGGTTCTGCGCGGTGCGAGGTAATCATGAACAAATGGCATTAGATGCGCTCGATAATAATGATTTTGCCCTTTGGACGATAAATGGGGGCATATGGTTTTCCCGTCTGGACTCTGCGCAGAAATTAGAGGCGATTGCCTTACTGAATGCATGTCGCAAATTACCGCATATTATTGAAATCACCTGTGCAAATGGCCGCAATGTTATTGCCCACGCAGATTATCCTGCTTCGGATTACCTCACGGACAAACCGGTGAGCCTGCAGCGCTTACTGTGGAACCGGGAACGTTTGACCCGTTTACTCAACGGTGAGGGGGACGGAATTTCCGGCGCTGACCATTTCTGGTTTGGGCATACGCCACTCGACAAGCGCAGCGACTTTTACAACCTGCATTATATCGACACGGGGGCCGTGTTTGGCGGGGCGTTAACGCTTGCCCAGTTACAGTAGCTAAAAGTCGCTGTATTCCTGCGCGGGTGACCAGAATCCGTCGATAAAATCTTCGACTGGATAGCAGCCGCCGTGGCGAATTCGCTGCTCTTTCTTCGACGCCACGCATTGCCGTTCGGTATTGTAAACATCAATAACGATGTCATCACAGCCGCCGTCCAGGTAACAAACAAAAAGTACCAGTGCAAACATCTCATCCTCTGATCTGGCTTCCAGACTATGAGTGTAGGGGAGGATTTGTCGCAGGGGAAATCTGAGGGAATAAATAACCCGCCTTCGGGCGGGTTCTTTTTGAATCAGGCAAGGCGCATGATCCAGGCGTCGGACTGTTGATCGTAGTGCTCACGGTATAGAACGGAATGTTCGCCATCCAGGATAGCCGGAACGCTGGTGTCCGCATCCCAGGCATCAAGCTGCATACATAAATCCGGATCGGATTTACAGGGAATGGTTAACGTTCGATCGCCTTGATTATCGCCTTGCAACTCGGCATCGTCGATTTCAAATGCGCCGATACGCACGTTGGTTTTCGTCATAATGCTCTCCGCAGTTTTGCTTAAAATCTGGTTCGACCAGTGTGATCGTCCATTTTTTAGCG